TATGGCCTGAGTATTGGGAACTAGAAGAATTAGAAAAAGTAAAAGCATCATTACCAATAAGAAACTGGTCTGCACAATATATGCAAAACCCTACATCAGAAGAGGGAGCTATTCTCAAAAGAGAGTGGTGGCAGGTATGGGAACATGAGAGAATTCCAAAACTACAACATGTAATACAATCATATGATACTGCATTCAGTGCAAAAGAAACTGCTGACTATTCAGCTATAACTACTTGGGGTGTTTTCTTTCCAGAGGAAGATGGTAAACCTGCAATGATTTTACTTGATGCACTCAAAGGTAAATACGATTTTCCAGAACTTAAAGCAATTGCGATGGATCAATATAAATATTGGGAGCCTGAAACCGTAATCATTGAAGCTAAGGCTACAGGAGAACCACTCATGCAAGAGTTCAGGCGTATGGGTATACCTGTCATTCCATTTGTACCATCAAGGGGAAAAGATAAACATTCACGAGTCAACGCTTGTGCACCTGTTTTTGAAGGCGGTCAGATTTTTTATCCAGAAGGAGAAAAGTATGCAGATGAAGTTATTGAAGAATGCGCTGCCTTTCCTCACGGAGCAAACGACGACTATGTCGACAGTACCACACAGGCCGTGTTAAGATACCGTCAGGGTAACTTCATACAAATGCTAGATGACTATGAAGAGGAAAGATACAACGTACCAAAGGAGCATAAATATTATGGGTAAAGTAACACTAAAACAAGTTTATGAACTTGCAGAAAAAAATAAAGGTGAAGATAGAATTACAAAATCTGATATTAATCAAGCTAAGAAAACTCTTGGCTACAAAGATCCAGCACCTGAAATAAAAGATTACATGTCAGGCGGTGGTGAAGTTGAAGTTGGTAAAGGTGGAGATTATATAAAAGATCTTATTGACTAATGGCTGGATTAAAAGAACTCATTGATATGGAATCAATTGAGGATCAACCAACCTCGTCAGTTCCAAAAAACAAATCAGATTATACAGAACCTTATAATCCTAGCATGGCTAGAGGTTTAGCTGGGATCGCGGTTGCTGGTGCGGGGGCCTTTGCTCTAAGAAACCCTATCGGAAGAGTCATACAAAAAATTGCAAGTATTAAATTACCCAAGGCTCCCGCTCCACGAACCAGTGTTCCTGATAAAGTGGACGAAGTTTTAGAGATAGCTCCAACTAAAATAGAAAGAGGTAAAGCTCTTACAGTTGCACAAACTAAACCTCAAGATGAAATTAGACAGATTGCAATTGCAAGATCAAATGAATTAAAAAAATTAGCTTACGCTAATCCATTATCAAGAGGCGGTAAAACAACTAGAATAGGATCATCACTTTGGGATTATATTGCACGACACCCAATAGCAGGTGCAAGAAAAGCAGATGAATGGATTAAAGATTTTAAATCTACAGGCCCAGGTTCTTTTAAAACAGGTAATCCAGAATTTAAAAACATTAACCAATCAGTTAAAAAAGATGAACTTTGGGATTCAAACTTAGTTCAATTTGATAAAGATGGTAACGTCATAGGTGGTTTTTTAAAAGTAGCTGCAGAAAAAAAGATTCCGCTTACAAAAATGGATTTACTTTACATCGTAGAGAAAGCTCCTGTTAATAATTTAAAAGTAAGAAAACTTACAACTGATACTAAAATAGTTGATGACGCAGAAAATGTTGCAGGTGAAGCTATCAACCATATAAATAAAATTAGAGATAAAGCTGTACAAATGTCTGCTAGTCTACCAGCGAATGAATCTGCAAAGTTTGCTGAGTTAGTCACATTGGGAAATGGTGTTGCAAAAAATTTAAGAAGAAAAACAGGTCGTTTAAATAATCACTACAGAAGTGCAGAAACGTCAGATTATGACAGTTTTGATAGCACTAACGTATTTGGACAGGATGTTGATGATTTAAAAGCTTTGTTCGATAAAGCAAGAAATCTAGGTGTAACTACAGGTGATGACACTTTAGCTTTTTTAGATAAGTTTAGTAGAGTAGATACTGACTTAGGAAGAAGATTACAACTTATGAAAACTCAACAGATGTTACCTAAATATGGAAACTATGATGAGTACAGAGTTAAAGGTGGTGACAAATATTTTGAACATGTAGTGTATTACCCAAAACCATTACCAATGGGTCAAAGTCTTAGCAGTAATTTTCAAAAACATTACACATCAGATTATGGTGCAACAAAAGCTATTCCAAATCAAATTTATCATATGCGAGGTTCGATAAGAACAGGTGGTACAAACCAAAATCAAAAAGTTATGATGATTGATGAAATACAATCAGATTATCATCAAGCACTTCGAAAAGCAGATCCAAAAAGGGCAACAGTAGTAAATGCATTCGGAAGTGAAATAGAATTTTTTTCTGCCAATAGAAAACTAGAAAAAATTATTAGTGAAATGAAAGACATATCAAACAAAGGTATCAGAGCTACACCAGAGGATATGCAAAGATTTCAAAAATTAAATAGTGACTTTAGAGAGCTAAGAGCTAACTCTATGAACTTATCAAATATTAGTTCTCAAAAAGCTAATGAAGGAATTCCTTTCTTACCTCTGTATGGGAAAGAAAACTATGGGTCACACGCAATTAAAAATGCTATTAAGACTGCAGCTGATGAGGGAGTCGATTGGGTTGCTATCGCACCTGTCGAACAATTACACCATGCAAAAAGAACTAAGTATCTTGGTGACATAGAATTTTATGGAAATAGATTTGGAACAGCGGGATTTAAAAATTATGGTGGACGACAAGGAGTGGTAAGAAAAAATGCAAATGATTCAGAGGTTCCAATAGAAGGAAATACAGATCCAAAAAAAATGGCAACGTTACCTAATGCTATGAAAAAACTAGCCGCACAATATAAATCTGAAGTAAAAACAATACCAATAGCCAAATCTGATCCAAGTAAACCCTTTAAAGTGGTCACTAAAGTTTCTAACGACAAGAAAGTTTATGGGTTAAATCCAGATACAGCAGGAACACAGCATATTGGTGCTTTTAAAACTTTAGAGGAAGCTGAGGATTATAAAAGCAGATATGGTGGTACAGTGGTCAAAATGTTTGATGGAGATACAAGATTATACTTTGATGCTTTTGCTATCAAAGTCAACCCAGAAATGGCTACAAAACCTTTCAAAGCATATCAGACTGGTGGGCTAGTCGTAAATATATTTGCATGATAAGATAATCCTGTTATAACAAAGGAGATAATTATCATGGCAAGTAAAAAACTTAAAAAAGCTATCGTCGCAGGTTTGGCTGGAGTTGCTGGAGCTAAATTTTTAGCAGGCAAAGCAAGAGCTGCAAGTATAGCTGATAATGAAGCCAAAGAATTTGGTTTCAGTAATATGAAGAAAAACTACATTACCAAAAAAGCAAAAAATAGTTTCAAAGACAAAGTTAAAAAGGCTATAGGTGTGTATGCAACTAAAGGGTTGAACACAGGTCGTGGACCTGGAATTAAACCAACTGACTCATTAGCGGGTGATTATGGTGATGCATTTTCAGATGCAGACGGAATGCCAAAAGGAGCTAGAGCTGGTAAAATGATTAAGGCTAGAGGTGGAAAACTTGTAAGTTTAAAACCAACAAAACTATACTAAGTAAATGGCTGAAGTAGAAAAACAAAATGAACTTCCTGAAGAGGTTGAGACAGAAGAAGTTGATGTAGAAGTTGAGGGTACTGAGGAAGAAATTCCTGAAGAAGAACAACCCGAAGAAGACTTTTATAGAAATTTAGCTGAGGACATGGATGAACGTGTTCTTGGTCGTATGTCTGCTCAACTAATTCAGGATTATAAAGATCAGATTGGGAACAAGCTTACACTCAAGGTTTAGATTTATTAGGATTTAAATATGTAAATGCTACTAGACCTTTTCAAGGTGCGAGTGGTGTGACCCATCCGCTTTTATCAGAAGCTGTAACTCAGTTTCAAGCACAAGCATACAAAGAATTATTACCAAGTGATGGTCCTGTTAGAACAGCCATAATAGGTGCACAAACAAAAGAAGTCGAAGATCAAGCAACACGTGTTAAAGATTTCATGAATTATATGTTAATGGAACAAATGGAAGAGTACACACCAGATACAGATCAATTATTATTTTATTTACCCCTTGCTGGATCAGCATTTAAAAAAATTTACTTTGATGAAATAAAACAAAGGGCTGTTGCAAAATTTGTTCCCGCTGAAGATTTAATTGTTCCATACTATGCAACAGATTTAAAAGATTGTGCAAGGATCACACATATTGTTAAGATGTCAGAAAATGATGTTCTTAAACAACAG